CCTTAATGCAATGACTAGTGCCGTGGCACTAAGTAAAATAACTAAATAAGGAGGTATTATGAATAGTTATTTCGGACAACCATTGTTGAAAGACTACGCTGATTGTGAGCGTATGTTTTCTACTGCAAGACACCCAGAAAAGGGTAAGCCTATACGTCAATGGTGTAGGCTATACAAGAACCAAGATGTGTACGAGTTGAAGTACGTATCTTGGCAAGGTAAAGACGTTGATGTGATAGCTGAGTTTCACCCAGATGGTAGGATTGTACTGCCATCTGATAGCATAACATGGCAATCTATGCATGTCTCACTATCAATGGCATTGCACAATGCTATACCCATACTCACTGAGCGTATGGGTAGGGGTAGATATCGTATCGCACACACTGGTTTGATGGACAGAGTAACACCTGCCAAAGAACAAAGCGGTAACTACTATCGTGATTGGTGGACTGCATTCAAGGAGCATGGCGTAGAGTACTTTGCAGGTATGACGTTCAATCACGAAGGTCTATGCATCAACCCACAGTACGCTGTGAGTGGTGAGATTGACACAGAAAAACGTAGGACATGGCTACGTATACTTAGACGATTCAAGCGTGGGTTAAAAGCAAGAGCCAAGGTAGGTGCATTGCAACAACATGCCAAGCGTATCTATGACAAGCACTATGAGATGGAGCGTAAGGGTCAGCATCGTTGGCAATGGCAGATGCCTAACTGGCATTCAAAGAAGTATTACGATATGCTCAAGGAAGCTATGCAGACTAATGAGTTTACACCAGAGTTCCTTGAAGCCTTTGTCGAATCAGCTACGCCTAATACCTACGGCAACCAGATAGCCACAGATACACACATCCTACGATACGTTGACACGTTGATGAATGATTTGTCGTATCAGCTACGTAAAGATTTCGGTGTGTTTATTACCGAGCCTACAAACGCTGATGGAAAGGTAATACAACGATGACAGTTATTGCATGGGATGGCGAGGTACTAGCTACCGATACCCAATGTACTATGGGTAATGCCAAGTATCAATCACCTAAAGCATGGTACGAGTCTGTGGGGGGGCAGGCTTGTATCATCAGTGGTGTAGGTACACTCAAGAATATACACCGACATAAAGAGTGGCTAATCAAAAACAAAAATGGTGATGGTGTTTCATTTCCTTATGCAGATTTGCATCATCATTACTATCAATTCATTCTTGTAACTAAAGAAGGACTACTACGTTACGAGGGTACACCTTATCCCATAGTACATGGGGTAAATGCTTGTGCATTCGGTGAAGCATCTGACTTTGCCTATGGTGCATTAGCTATGGGAGCTACGGCTATTGAAGCAGTCAAGGTAGCTATTCAATACTCTCACCAGTGTGGGGGTAATGTTGAATCATATTCGTTATTGAAAGGAGACGGACATGAGACGAAAGAAATCTAAATCTGAAAAGGTGTGGGCATATCTGATTAAACACCCAGATGCCAAAGCTAAAGATGTAGCCAAGGCGTGTGGTTGTACAGCTAAGTATGTATACAACTTGCGTAGCCAAGTGGGTACACCGAAAGAGGTACTCGTTAAGTCTAGGGTGCGCATGCGTACAGAGATACTAACATCTGCCAACACGTTGGTAAGTGAGACTCGTGAAGATGAACACGGAGACTTTGCAAGTAACGCTTTTATGATTGCTAATTACTGGAACACTCACTTGGGTTTGATTGATTTCATCAAGCCTACTGATGTACCTACCATGTTGGCATTGATGAAGATAGCAAGGTCACACCAAAAACCACAGAAAGCAGACAACTATCGTGATGCTTGTGGTTACTTGGCGTTAGCTAGTGAAATAGCGAGTGCATCTGAATGAGTATTATAACTATAGATTTTGAAACCTATTATAGTAGGGAGTTCTCGTTGTCGAAGATGACAACAGAAGCCTATGTACGTGACGATAGGTTTGAGGTCATTGGGGTTGCTGTCAAGGTAGATGGCAACCCTACCACATGGTATGCAGGTAGTGATGTGGGGGGTTTCCTAAACGATATCGACTACACTGACCATACTATATTATGTCACAACACTGCGTTCGATGGTGCGATACTGTCATGGCTATATAATATAAAGCCAAAGTTTTGGTTCGATACTATGCTTATGACTAGACCATTGGTCGGGCAGACCATCGGTGGCTCACTCAAAAATCTCGCTATACATTATAATATAGGGGCGAAGGGCGATGAAGTTTTTCACACGCTCGGCAAACGCAAGTCGGACTTCACACCACAAGAGCTTGACAGATTCGGCGATTATGCAATCAATGACGTTGATCTTACATACAAACTATTTAAGAAAGTATCTAAAGGTTTCCCAGTAACCGAGTTGATGGTGATTGATCAGACCATTCGTATGTACACAGAGCCTACGATTGAACTGGATAGAAGTACTCTTGCGTCTCACCTGGCAGCAGTGCAGACAAACAAAGCACAACTTCTTGACACAATAAATACGGCAGGCGTAGATCCAGACAAGCTGAAGAAACTACTGATGAGTAACGAAAGGTTTGCCAAGTTACTCAAAGCTATGGGTGTTGAACCACCTACCAAGATAAGTCCTACCACTGGTAAGAAGACATGGGCATTTGCCAAGACAGATGCAGGGTTCATTGACCTATGTGAAAGTGGTGTACCTAAAGTACAAGCCTTATGCCAAGCAAGGTTAGGTATCAAGTCCACCATTGAGGAGACTAGAACAGAGAACCTAATCAAGGTTGCTGACAGAGGTAGGCTACCTATCATGCTCAACTACTATGGCGCACACACTGGCAGGTTTAGTGGTGGCGACAAGCTGAACCTACAGAACCTACCAAGGAATGGTGCTATACGTTCTGCTCTAACTGCCCCAGCGAAACATAAACTGATAGCTTGTGACTCATCACAGATAGAGGCAAGAGTACTAGCACACCTAGCAGGTCAAGATGATTTGGTTGAAGCCTTTAGGCAAGGGCGTGATGTGTACAGTGAGTTTGCATCCACTGTATATGGCAGGACTATAACCAAAGATGACAAGCTAGAAAGGTTTGTCGGTAAGACTTGTATACTAGGCTTAGGTTATGGCATGGGTGCAGAGAAGTTTCGTAACACTCTAGCCCTAGGCATGGGAGGACTCAAGGTAGACATACCAGAGGAAGAAGCCAAACGTATTGTATATCTATATAGAGATAAGAACTCTCGTATCACTGCACTATGGCAACGATGTCAATCGGCATTGTCTGACATGATAGCAGGGCGAGGTGGTGTCATCTCTGACTATGTGTCGTATGACAAGCAAGGCATACTGTTACCAAACAAATTACGGATACAGTATCCAACACTTAATTATACTGACACTAACTTTAGATATATATCTGACTCACGGACATACCGAAAGATTATGTCTGCTAGAGTTCAAGGGGAAGATGTTCCCCACAATAACTGGACTTATATCTATGGCGGCAAGGTCGTAGAGAATATAGTCCAAGCACTGGCACGAATAGTAGTGGCAGAGCAAATGGTGTCTCTCGGACAATCATATCATGTATCGTTTCAAGTACACGATGAGCTAATCATCTGTGTCCCTGAGCATGATGTGACACACGCACGTCAACTTGTTGAGAGACGAATGTCAACTGCACCTGTCTGGGCTAAAGACTTGCCAGTGGCTTGTGAGTCTGGAGTCGGTGTTAATTATGGAGAAGCTAAATGAGTAAACCTACGATACACGACATCAAGGAAGTCGTGAATAACAAGTGGCGTGAAGAACTACTTGAAGGACTTGATGAGGTCAAGCAAGCAATTAAAGAAGCAGAGATAGCAGAGAGTATGCTAGTCATGGTTAAGTTGAATGGAAACTATGTAAGGTTTTCATCACAGATTACTGACACTATGCCTTTGATTGCACAGCTTGAACTACTCAAGTATGACATAATGAAACGTATGAAGAAGGAGGACTGAATGGGTAAAGTTAAAGCATTGCTGATGGATGCAGAGAAGACACTTGATGAGTGTCTAACTGACAAAGGCATGACCAATGAACAAGCCTTACGCTATATAAAAGAGAAACATGGTGGCATGGCTATGAACCATTGTGAGTGGAAACTTAAACATTTCATGGAGAATGATGTTGACGATCAGCTTACAGTAGAGTAAAGTTATAGTATGACACAGTTAAGCCATTCATATTCTTCATTGAAGATGTACGAGAACTGTCCAAAGCGTTACTACCACCAGAAAGTTACTAAGGAAGTGACTGACAGTGGTAGTGAGGCTACTCGGTACGGCAGTCGTG